TATCGAACAATAACATCAGCGTCAGTCTCAGTCAACCAACGATAAAGTGAATATGTAGAATTTATTCCACCAGAAAACGGTATTAATATTTTCATAATATTTACTTATTCATCACTCCCCGTTTCTGAGTTGAATTCTTTTGCGTCTTGGAAGAAAGAGGTTGTCTCACTGAAACCAAAATCATCATCAGCATCAGCACTTGTTGGGTTTGGTGTAACACTATATCTCTGTTCTCTCTTCGGTGACTGATCAGGCATATCTGTATACTGGTCAACCTGTACCGTCTTAATAACCTTACTGGATGTAACAGGACCATACAGATAGAATTTTGCAGTAAAAGAAAGTGTATAGATGATAGCCCTACGACTTGCAAAGTCACCCTGATAGTCATCCTCATACGCAATGCTGTTTAGAATAACAGGGACATCTCTCTTGATACCCATGTCTGTGTTGTCATTGATTGTGACTGTGTAATCAGGCTGGAAGTATGGTAGAATTTGTTCAACAATCTGCAATGCATCGTCTGACTGTTTTGATAGAATATACAATTCAAAGTCGATGTTATAGGGCACAGGCATATACTGGGTGTCTAACTGATTTGCTTTTGCACCCTTGACTTTTTTAAACTTCTGCACACGTTGTAGTTTTCTTGTTGGATCATAAGATATTCCAGCAATCTCAAACCCAATACGAGGGAGTGTCACCGCCGTAGACTTTGATAGGTCTGGATCGTCATTCAATCGAACAAGATACTTCTGTCGAGGACCATATGCAAGAGGCACCTTCATTGACTGTTGAATCGTCCCACTATTATCTTTGCGAACAAGGTGAATATCATTGAAGAGCGTTCCAAACGCAACTACCACCTTTCTAGTTGTTTCGTGATAAAATTGTTTTCCTAACATTACGATGGTTCTCCCGCGTCACCGAATGGATTTGATTCGCTGAAGTCTAGGATTTCATCATCCAGTTCATCGAACAGTTCATTCTGATTGACCTTATCTGTTGATTGGTCACCTACTATATATTCCTCATTGATGAGATACGATGGGTCACCTGTATCCGCTGCGTTCTCAAGAAGAATAGACTCACCACCCGGCGTTTCATCCTCACCAATGAGATTGTCACCAGCGTCTGTTCCGTCACTGTCTGTTCTATCAAGTAGAAGTAATCCACTACCCTCACTAGTTGCGTGGTCAATCCTAATCTCTTGATTGATTGTGGTGGTCGCACTTTGTTCAAGTGTAAACTGGTATGTAAGTGCATCAAGGGATTCTGCATCTTCTATTGCATCAATCACAGCAATGTCTGTGTCAAGAATCTCTGATCCATATTCGAACAGACGACAACTCATTTTGTAAACTGGATTGTTGTCTAACTGATGGAAGGGTTGATCGTGATCAACAAAGTTAATCTCAAACAGTTTACCAAGGATAGGATGGTAGATTGCATCACCTTCCTGTGGCCGATCTGCATCTGTAGAGTCTGCCTCTGATATTAGATACCCACTTTCAAATGAAGATGGAATGTCCACCTCATCACTGTCTAGTGTCCCACTCTCTAAAAGAATAGAACCAGTAAGTGTGTCCGTTCCACTCTCAATAGTAAACTGCTTGGTGATATCTCTAAATCTATTTTTGCTGACAACGAAGGTGACTTCACTTAGGTTCTGCAAACCAAACTGAGTCATCAACTCCCGTTCACCAGCATATCCACCACCAGTGTTCTCTACATACATCTCAATCTTTGCCTGAGTGTTAAACTTAGATAGAGAGTCCTCCCCAAAAAACGTATCTTCAGCAATAAGTGTGCGGTCAAGATAATGCACATCATGACCGTAAATCTGAATTGCCTCTGCAACTAAATCTGCATACAGATTTTTCTCTGTTGTGATTGCAGCTTGATTGCTTGTATGAAATGCGCTATTGACTGCCATATGATTATCCCATCATATAGTTAACTGGTAACTCAAATGCAAGTTGGATTCGCTCTTCCAGTTTATCTATCTCTTCTTGAGCCTGCGAATATATTTCTGCACCGTTCATGGTGACACCACCTAACATTTCTACTCCAGTAAATTTAGAAAGGTTTGCACCCCACTGTCTTTTAATAAGTGCAGTTGCATATCTCTTTAGATACATGTCATTGAATATATCTGTGTAAGTTGTTGGGTCTAACTTTCTATAACACTCAATAATGATAAAGTCCTGTCCTGCTGTGAAGTCGTTCTCCCAATCTGCATCAATGTAAAGTCTCTCTTGATGTTGACTAAATCGAATAGGAGTTTCCCCTACAAGAATATGTTCTAAGAAGTCTAGATTATCCATAGCCATCTGGTACTGAATGACAGAGGTAGATGATAGGTCAAACAAATCGTTAAGACGTAACTGATAACGAATATCGAACATATTAGAACCACCACCAGTGTCCGTAAAAGGAAATACTTGTACAATAGATAAAACAGTGTTTGGAACGGGTATCCAGTTTTTTCCCTCCAACCAATCGGCAGTTGTCGTCCCATCTCCAACGTCTGTTACTGAAGTTGTTATATTATCCCTAGCACGGGTCACATCCGCCTCAGTGACTAGATGTTTGAGATACATTCTCTCATATCCATCGTAGTGATACTCTGCAAAATACTGAAGTGCTTCATCTATACGGTCATCAACTTGGTCATCAGATACGTTAATATCAATGACACCAGAACCTAGAGAACGAAGACAATAGTTTTTGAATGTTGTTCTTGAGTTGGGTGTGGCCATGAAACTCCCCTTTATCTATATTTATAACATTATTTATTGTGAGGTTTCGGTGGCAAGGGTTTATAATTAGACTTTGCGGGACTCCACACTGGAAATCTCTGATCAGCATAAGCATCATGTCTTGTTTGTGGGATACTTTCTTCTGTATAATATTTTCCGTATTTCCCCTCCTTCATGATAAGATCATCAAGTTCCTCTGCACTAAATCCCTCTTTTTTATTTTTATTATACCATTCTCGACATTTACATTTAGCACACTTTCCACATGGACAGTGAGAAACCAACTTTTGTAGTTCTTGTGGTAATGTTTCCAGTGTTTGCCACCTACCCATATTATGATTCATCAATGGCCATTCGATAGGAATATCTGTGTAATCTCTAACTATAGAATAATCTACTCTGGAATATGAATTTCCTCTCCTATAAAAATTTTCAACTGGTTCTGAACTTTTAAAATACCAATTTGAAGGACTCCAGTTATACGTATTATAACCTATGCATATTAAATCTACATTATACATTTCTGATAACAAAGCAACATTATACCATTTTGACCTTACAGTCTCTAACATGACATCACTAGCACGTTCTTCAACCTCCGAAAAATCAAAATCAAAATCACGAACATTTTCTTTCAACCAATTACACACAATAGGATACTGTTCTAGATCTTGATCAGATGCATCAAGTGTAAGTATTCGTGTTATCACATCATCCTTGGTTTCAGTGAGAAGTTTATACAACATAGCGACACTATCTGAGGAAGAGCTAGTTGCTGCAAAAATTCTCATAGTCTCTCCACTCGTGTGGCTTGTTTAGTCTATTGGTAAAGTGAACATACTTTATATCAGGGTGAAACTCTCCACCCATGTATATGTAGTCGTTTCCTGTGAGTTTTTCATACTTCTGTGTCATCTTATAGTTCCATTGGTTTATATTACCAGAAACTATATCACCGCTAACAACCCACCTTGTGAACCATTCATTTGGCAGAACCACAAGGTCAAGTTGTTCCCTGACACTATCCTCTACAAAATATTGTTCTCCATTTACTGGTCCTGTTGTTGTTCCGTTCTCAATGTAGAACCCCTGCCAGTGATGAATGTCACTCATGAACTTGTCGTAGATATATCGACAGTCCTTCGGATAGTATTTGAAAAACCCTCCATTGATGCGATACTCATTGACATCGTTTCTCCACCATCCCGGCATTGCAACAAACTGTCCTCGTTCAATCGGGTAGTCAAAGATTTTATCGTAGTCGTTGATGAGAAGAATATCAATGTCCATTACACAGATGGGTTCGTCTGTCTCCATCTGCATACCCCACATCTTATTCCACTGTAGAGTTACCCTGTCATCATATGGCTCTCGTATCCAGATGATATTGTGTTTCGATAACTTTCTCTCTAAGTACTCTTCGTACTCTGGTCCATACTTGTCACCGATACGAACACACACTATATCCATCTATCAAATCTCTGTTTCGTTGGTCGATGGCCTCGTAAGTAAGCACCATCTGAATGTTTTAAAACATCAATCAATTTATTAAATGAATTTACTAATTCATCTAAAGTATGATATGCGTGTGACATATGATAACTGAAGATATTAGTCATATCGAAAAACACAGTTTTACCTTTAATCTTTTCAGAGATTTTATCATAGTCTGGTGATATCAAATTCATCAACCAGTATTCAATGTCATAATCTTTTTGCATTTTTTCTTCTAATTTTCTTAAATCTTCGAATGGTGGCATATCTTTATTTGCATTTTTAGACGCAATAGAATCTGGCATTGCCATATTATGGTCAACCATTCGACTGTAACAATAAATCTCCTCTAAAGACATATTCATTTCTATAATCATTTTTTTTATGTCTAAATTTTCCTGACAATAATCGAACAACACAACCTCACCATCAAACTCTAATTTATCTACAAGTAACGCGGCACGATAGCCTGCGGTAGTAGAAAATATAATGTCAAATTTTTCACTAGGTAATTTTCCTAAACTCTCTGTATTTTCTATGTAAAATTGTTTTCGTATTCTTGTCATGAATCTACTAAAATAGTAATCATCCTTATCCACGTTATCAAGATTTTTCCAAGATTCAGTTTGATGATCTCTGTAATATGAAAAGGATTTTCTTGACCTTTCATCTTTCGTAAAATTTATAACAGTGGGCATTCCCTCTACCTGTATCCATGATGGGGTGTAGTCATCGTGGAAATTATCAGGAGATCGTTTAGTAACATCATATCTACCAGACATATCAGGAGAACCGATATCTCGCCACATCATTAAATTTAAATTCATGTGTTGATGATGAAAATATGCCTTACGGTTTGGTCTTGCCATTATATGTGCTTTGCAAAACTGACCACTCTCCACAAAATCATAGAAGTCTGTTATCGGTGTTTGTCTTTTCTCTGGACCACCAGATACCATATCAAATACCATACCAACTGATACAATCATAGCATGGGTATGATTGCAATTTAAAAGAACATCATGAACTTCACTTCCATAACAAAAAAGAATATCGTGTCCAGTGCCACCTCCAGTGGCACCACCTGATACCATAAATGTTGTAGTTTGAGTTTGTTTCTCTATTCCAAAATCCCACTTGAGTTTATCTGGATAAACTACCAGAAACAACATGTGTTTAAATCTTTTGTATATTTTTTTATCTTGTGTTTCACCTAACCACAATGTAACAAATTCATCAAAGCTATTCATAAATCTCTTTCAAAACACCTTTACCAAACTGTTTTACGAGGGACTTTCTCATTAACTCCTCACGTTCTTTATTGAAACCACCATGCATAATGAAGTGGTATCTATTCTCATTGGAACTGTTTAATGCTTCATGTTCCACACCATTATCAAACCAGAAACCAGTGCAGTTGTCAAACGGTAGCTCCTCTTTTGTATCTGCGCGTCTCAGATAACAATTATCTGGTTGATAAAATGCAATGTTGATTGCACCAGCAATATTTCTAATTCTACCCTCACGAACTCTTTGTGGACTTGCATCGTTATGTGCGTCGATACTTGCACCCGGCTCTAACAACATGAAACGCAAACGTCGATATGATTTATGTGGAAAGTCTTCTAACCATCTCTTTGTCTCTGGGCACACTTCAGCAATCTCTGTCCAACCCCAATCAACTTGATCCTCTCGCAATCCATGACCCTCTGGGTTCTTGGTGTGAAACCAACCCATGTCTAGGTCTTTACCCTTCTCTACAAAACTATGAATAGATGCAGACTTCCAACCACCATGTCCACCATTACCAAAACGATGTTCTACAAAGAACCCCTCATCGTATACTGCCTGTGCTTCTTCAATACAAACCTCTGGTATCTCTATGTCCATCTTGAGATACCAAACATCATTATCTCTACACCAATCTACAATCTGTTTATGGCTCATTTACCTATTACCATGAATCTTTCCATACCATTGTCTAATATCTTTGTTCCACTATACATGATGTCTACAAACTCTGCTTGTTCTGCAAGTTCTTCTGGACCACTCACACAATTTATGTGGTCCTCATATTTATCCTCATTTGTAGATTGCAAAACGTATGTTGGGTTTCCACTTAATTTTTTATTAAGTTCACGGAATCTACGCATGGGAAACATATGTTCACAAGAGGTATTAATAAGAACATCAAAGGCTCCACAATTTTCTTCCTTTCTCCATATTTCTTTAAACATAATATCTGTTATGTGACACTCGTATTTCTCTTGGTCCTTATATCTTTTATTAAATTTATAAGATATGTCTTTAGCGTCACGATCAATTTCAAAATTATAAATGAACTCAACACCGTATTCTATTAAAAGAGGAATGATATATTGTGAGTGCCACCCAGCCAGTAACGCAACTACTTTTGGTTTGATTTCTAACTTGATTAATTCTTGGATTATCCACAACTTACTTTCTAATTGCGATTGATTCATGGAGTCCAGTGCTCTTTTTAACAAATATGGCTCTGACGATGATAATGCGTTTTTCCAATCATGAGCTAACTCTGGAGTAAATTTTAAGTATTCCACAATGATTTCACCTCCTTAACATCGTTAGTCTCTGCACTATTATTAAACAAACAAATTTTGTGGTCAGTTCTAAATTTGTTTATCTCCATGTCCTCTGGATAAATGTTTCCCTTATACCAAGAGTAAACGTCGCCCTTTGGAAATCCTTGTATCTCTCCCTCATCTTTCCAAGGGTCATACCAATGGTGTGCAAAGTAATTATCTAGACTAGGATATGTGAAGAAGATAACCTCAGCATTATTTTTAACTTGTTGTAACACAGGTTTCATCTGTCCTCTGTTCCATCGAATAACAGATGAGTTTAGTGGAGTTGATTTACGCTTTGCATAGTTTTTCTTAACTGTTTCCATGTCATTCCACCACCCACGAACAATCCAAGGTTTATGCATGGGCAGTTCAAAGAAGTACTTGAGGTCTTGGTGTACGACCACATCAAGATCAAGAAAAAGAAACTTATCACCATCAACATAATCATCACTAAACATATAACACTTACGCCAGGCCCAAAAGAAACCTTTGTCCTGATCGTAGTATTTGTCTAGGTATGTAGGAAGTTGTATATCGTATTCACGATTCGGATTGTCAGTAAAACAATAGAAGTTAAAATCAACAGAACAGTTTTTCTCACACTGTTTTTTTAGTTTTTCAACATAGGAG